GGCCAGTGCCGGAGCAATCGGTAGCATCACGGGCGGTAGCCGCAAGGGGACACGTCGATGAGCGCGCTGATCGGCGTGTGCGCCACGAACGCCGTGCACCTCCTTACCGACGCGGCGATCACCTACCTGCGCGACGGCCGGCTCGCGAATATCCAGTCCAAGCAGATCCTGCTCGGCAACGGCGCGGTGGTGACGGGCGCAGGCTCATACTGGGTGCCCGTGGAATTCGCAAAGTTGGCCGCGAAGCTGGCGAACTTCGACGAGGTCCGCGAAGCAGCGCCGGAGATGTGGGAGAAGGTTCGCACGAGCCTGCCCGACCAGGACAAGAAGACCGTATGCGTCCTGAGCACCGCCGGCTGGAGCGAGAAGGAGGCGCGCCCGTGGGTCGAGGTCTTCAACGCGGACGGGCGTCTCGGCTTTGGCGTCTTCGCCGCCGGGCCGAACGATGAGCCGATCGAGCCTATTGCGCGCTTCGTTGAGCGGTTTGTCGACGATCCCGACGCGTTCGATCCCCGTCGCGATGGCGTGGGGCTCATGGAGGATCTGCGGCGCTATCCTCGCCGCTACGAGCAGGGGACCCATCCCGCGGTCGGCGGCTTCGTGCAGCACACCGCCGTCACGCGCGACGGCAGCGCCACACAGGTGCTTCACAACTGGTCCGACCTGATCGGACAGCACATCTCTCTCGACGAGATGCCCTGGCCCGCGCCATCGGGGCTCAGCAAGTCGCAGTTTTACGCCATACGCGAGATGTGCGTGCTCGCAGACTGGGAGCGGGCCGCTGGCCGGCCACTGGCGAGACCGGAAGACCACGACAAGGAGTGGGCGCAACTAAACGTGGCCGCGATCGTTGCGTAAGCGGCGCAGGGATAGCGAACGCGGCGAGTCAGTGGCGTGCGCATCATCTGCAGAAAAACAGGAGAAGACGATGCCGAGAGTATCAATCGCGAGGCGCCCCGCGCCGATCGTCATCGAGGAGCCGGAGGGACTCACCTTCGGCGCCATGAAGGCGGCGGCGGAGGTCTACTGGCCAGGGCTCGGCGGGAAAGTGGCTGATGAGTGGCGCGAGTACAATCGCGACCTGTTCGACAACAAGGTGCGGCCGGCGGCGATGGTGCTCTCGCGAATGTCGTCCGTGAACGGCCACTGGTTCCCGCTGCTTGATCGTGCAGACCAGCGCATCGGCACCGAGGGGCACATGGTCATGCACGCCGGTTTCTATGCGCCGCCCGACCGCGTCCTGTTCGTGAGGCGCGCCGATTTGTTGCGCGGGATGATGCACCAGCTGCGCCGGCAGGATGGGCTCCCGCTGCTCAAAGGCAACTCCCGGGAATGGTGCGATCTCGTCATGGAGCTGCACCGCCGGCTGACTGGCCAGCGCATCTGGTGCGCGCCCGAGAACGAGATCGCCGAGCCTCGCAAGCAGCTCGCCGGGGGCCTGTACGAGCCCGAGCAGACCATCCTGGTGCAGGACGCCGACCCCGAGACCGGCGCGCCGTCGCTCCCGCGCGACAAGATCGTGGGATGGCCTGGCACCGTGATGGAGCTCGGCCGTATTACGAGGGACTGACGACGTGGCAACGAAGAAGAAGGCGGCCGCCTCGACGCCACCGGCGAAGCGCGCTGCACCGAAGGCAGAGGTAACGGCAGCTCCGCACGACAGGGAGCGCCGCCTTACTCTGAAGCAGGAGGCATTTTGTCGGGAGTTTCTCGCGAACGGCGGCAACGCTAGCGAGGCGTATCGCAAAGCGTACGACGCCAGCGGGATGTCAGCTGGGGCCATCGCCACGGAGGCGCATCGGGTTCTGCAGAACCCTCAGGTGTCCCGTATGATCGCTGACGAGCGCGAGAAGCTCGCGAAGTCGTACGGCATCGACGCTAACCGTATCGTCAAGGAACTGGCGCGCATCGCCCTGGCGGACGTGCGGAAAGCTGTCACGTGGTCCGGCAAGGAACATCGCGAGGAGACCAAGGGCGGCAAGGTCATCGTGCGCGCGGCCAACGATGTGTTGCTCCGCGGCTCCGACGAGATTGACGACGAGACGGCCGCTGCAATCGCCGAGGTCGTACAGACCAAGGACGGAGCGCGAGTCCGCTTCCATGACAAGGCTGCAGCAATCGCCCAGCTGACGCGCATCTTGGGGCTGACGGACGACACGCGCGAGTCCGGCAACATCACCGTGCAGATCATGAACTTCTCGACGATGCCGCAGCCAGTGCCGCCCCTGGAGCGGAAGGAGGCGCCGACGATAGAGCGCATGCGCTCCCAGCAGCAGCGAGGTCGCGGCAATGGCTAGCCCGCGCAAGTCGAAGGGCACCAAGGCCCCGGCCATCCTGCAGCTGCCGCACAACAACTGGCGTCCGCGCTGGTATCAGGAGCCGATCTGGAACTACCTCGATGCCGACGGCAAGCGCGGCGTTGCTGTGTGCCATCGGCGCTACGGCAAGGACGAGCTGGCCCTCCACCGGGCCGCAGTCGCAGCGCACAAGAAGGTCGCGGCATACTGGCATTTACTCCCCGAGATTGCCCAGGCCAGGCGGGCCATCTGGAACGCCGTCAACCCGCACACGGGCAAGCGGCGCATCGATGAGGCGTTTCCCGAGCACCTGCGCAGGCGAACCGCAGAGAACGAAATGCTGATCGAGTTCCGCAACGGCTCGACGTGGCAGGTTCTGGGCTCGGACAACTTTGACAGCCTCGTCGGCTCGTCGCCCTACGGGATCGTGTTCTCGGAGTGGGCGCTCGCCAACCCGGCGGCGTGGGCATACATGCGCCCGATCCTTGCCGAGAACGACGGTTGGGCCTTCTGGATCTACACCGCCCGTGGTCGCAACCACGGCCTGACGACGTGGGAGATGTCGCAGGCCGAGGACGGATGGTTCGGCGTGCGGCAGACGGCCCTCGACACCGATGTCTTCACCCAGGCCCAGCTCGACTCCGAATTCCGCCAGTATGTCGCTGACTATGGTGAGACCGACGGGCAATCGTTGTTCGCCCAGGAGTACCTGTGCTCGTTCGACGCTGCCGTGATCGGTGCCTACTACGGCGCCGAGATCCTGCGCATGGAGACCGACAGGCCGTCGCGCATCACGCGCGTGCCCTACGACCGCAATTACCCGGTGTACACGTCTTGGGACCTGGGCCTCGACGACGCGAGCGTCGTGTGGTTCGTCCAGCTCGTTGGGCGCGAGGTCCGCTGGATCGACCACTATCGTACGCGCAACCGCGCGCTCGTCGATGTCGCCCGCGATGTGCTGGCCAAGGGCTACGTGTTCACCGAGCACTATCTCCCGCATGATGTCGAGGCGCGCGAGATCACGTCGGCCAAGACGCGCAAGGACACGCTGGAGCAGCTCGGGCTGAAGCCGATCAGGCCCGGCAACAACAAAATCGGACCGGCCGAACGCATCCACGCGCTGCGCAACCTGCTGTCGCGGTCGGTCTTCGATGCCGTCAACTGCAAGGCCGGCCTTGAGGCCCTTCGCCACTATCACGCGGAATGGGACCAGAAGGCGCACACGCCGCGCAAGACGCCGAAGCACGATTGGAGCTCGCACGATGCCGACGCGGCCGGCGAGATGGCGGTGCAGCTGATGGACCGCTCGGGCATCGTCCGAATGCCGGCGATCCAGGGCACATACGACCCCTTCCGCATCGGCCAGCCGGCTTACACCCGCCAGCTGAATGCGGAAGCGCTGGCCGCCGAGGATGGCTTCGACCGCCCGTGGCTTCGGCATCAGACTTCCGGCGTCGACGGCTACGACCCCTTCAAGCACTGAGGAGACAGAACATGCGCGATCCACGCATCCCGAGGGGCGAGCCCCAGACGTGGCCCGGCGGCTCCATCAGCCCGCGCGTCGAGCAGCGGACGCCGATGCGGACTGTCTGGGTGGAGCTGCCGTGCCCAAGCTGCCGCGTCGGCAAGCTTGTGGCGACCGGCGAAGTCCGCGAGACGGGCCATCTGCATGCATGCTCCGCCGAGAACTGTGGAGAGAAGTGGCTCTTGCCGACCTCGTATCCGCATGAGCGTCGGGAGCTCGACGCCACCGGCAACCTCCTCAGGGGCTGAACGCTATGGCCAAGGCACGCTTCCCAATCGACCCGAACAATCTCGACAAGTCGGCCGCGGCAGCCTTCCAGGCCCACTACGAGAAGAGGCTCTCGTACAGCGAATGGACGGCGACGGCGGCGCAGATCGAGCGATTGCGCGGCATAGAGGCGTTTCGCAGAACGCACGGCGATGCCCTCTACAATGGGCACCACCCGGAGCACGGGCGACGCACGGCCGAGTTGCAGAGCCTGTACGAGACCGCCTATCCGGACGAGCGGGGCACGCTGTAGCGTATTGACACGAGCGCTCAGCGAAAGCCTAAGCAGAGCTCTCTTGCCTGCTCAACACTTGGCCACCGTCCCTTGCGTCCGCTTTCGGTGATTTCCTGCCAGACGGCCGGTCGTTGCACGGTGAGATTTGGTAGAGTCGAGGTGTGGCGCGGTGGCCGTAGGTTGAACATATCTGTTGCCGCCTCTTTCGTCTGGCGGTGCCTCACTGGTTCAACCGTAGCCCCGTTTCCACAAAGAGGCTGCAGTCCCCGCAACCACCGATAAAGTCGCGTTTGTTCCCTTTCTGTTCTTGCTCTAGCAACCATTTGCCGTCAGCCTCCCTAGCTCACGAACTGAATTTCGGAGAGCATCCGCCCGCCATGACCACCTCTTCAGTCAGGACGGCCCTCGTTCTTGCTGGCGGTGGCAGCTTTGGCGCCGTCCAGGTTGGCATGCTGAAGGCGCTGTCGGGAGCAGGCCTAGCGGCTGATATGGTCGTGGGCACGAGCGTTGGGGCGATCAACGGCGCCTATTTTGCCGGTAACCCGACACCGGACGGCGCAGCGGGACTTGAGGCAATTTGGCGTGCCCTCCGGCGCCACGACATCTTTCCGATTACCTGGTGGACACTCCTTGGTTTTGCCCGCCGTCGGAACTTCCTGGTGAGCTCCGAAGGTGTGCGCCGCCTCGCGGAGACGCGCCTGCCCTATCGCAGGTTGGAGGAGGCGCGGCTACCTATGCACGTGGTAGCAACCGACATCCTCTCGGGCGATTGCACTGTCCTATCCGAGGGCAGCGCGGCGGATGCACTCGTAGCGAGCACGGCGATCCCCGCTGCCTTCGCACCACTAGAACTCGCTGGCAGCTACCTTGCGGACGGGGCTATCACGTCAAACACCCCCGTTCGGGTTGCCGTCTCCCTCGGCGCCACCCGGCTTATCGTGCTCCCCACAGGCTACGCCTGCGCGCTCGATGCGCCCCTACCCGGTGCGGTGGCGAGCGCGCTGCACGCGCTCACGCTGCTGATTGCTCGCCAGCTCACGGCGGAGCTGGAAAGCCTACCATCCACCATCGACTATGCGATCGTGCCGACACTCTGCCCACTTCGTGGCTCGCCCTATGACTTTTCGCAAGTTGGCACACTGATCGACGCCAGCGAGGCGGGGACGCGCCAATGGCTCGCAGCGGGTGGACTATCCACGCGGAGCATCCCAAACGCGCTTAAGGCACACAAGCATCACAAGGGTAACGCACGAGAGGTCATTGGGGTGCAAAAGTCTGAACGATGTTCATAAGCAGCCTTCGAGCCGTCTCGGAATGCGCCAGGAAAGCTGGCAAAGGATAGGAGTGCAAGTCTTCCCACGGTCCAGCCATCGGCCAGCACCGCAGCGTTCATAGCGCCCGCCGACGTGCCGGAGATTGCGTCGATGCACAGCCACGGCTTGGGTCAGCGCCTACTATCAAATTGGCGTTCGGCGAGCTTCCAAGCACGACGGCGGCGGCAGCGGCGCTTGCCGAGCCGGCATGTGAAGCTGCCCGAGGACTTCTGAATCTGGCACACCTCCTCCGGTCTGCGTCCGTCAGGTCCCGGGGCATAACGGACGTTGCCGGCGATTGGAGCGCCTCGGCGGCGCGTTGAGGCCGCGAACAAACGAGGGGCGTTTATGCGCTCGGGAAGAGGTAGGAGCGGGCGCTGAGGGCTAGCAATCAGCCCCGCTAGTTATTTCTTCGGGACCGGCTT